ATCGAAAACCACTTCAAGGTCTGTATTTGGCCCGACACGGTTGGAAAAAAAGATGTGAATGAGATGATTTTATCGGGGATGGACTCGAAAAGTGTTATAGATATAATACATGCAAATACGTTTTCGGGTTTAGATGCGGTCAACAGATTGAACGCCTGGAAGAAATGTTAGATTATGAAAAGGGAAATGAATATATGGACGAATATTTGCCAACACTATACCAGCAATATATATACCTTTCAAGATACTCCCGGTGGTTGTGGGAAAAGAATCGGAGAGAAACGTGGCCCGAAACAGTAGCCAGATACTTCGATTTCTTTGAGGACCATCTCCTAGAAAACAACAAGTATAAATTACCAGCCAAACTACGTAAAGAGTTGGAAGACTCTATACTAAACCTACACACAATGCCCTCCATGCGGTGTCTCATGACAGCAGGAGAGGCACTGAAACGGGAAAACATAGCGGGGTATAACTGCTCATATGTCACCGTTGACAACCCCAGGTCTTTTGATGAAATCCTATACATCTTGATGAACGGTACGGGGGTAGGGTTCTCTGTAGAACGCCAATACATTAACCAGTTACCTGCGGTTGCTGAGGAGTTTTTTGACACCGACACGACCATCGTTGTCAGTGATTCCAAACTAGGTTGGGCTAAGGCTTTCAAGGAACTCATTCAACTGTTATACAGTGGTCAAGTACCCCGATGGGATTTAAGTCGGATAAGACCCGGTGGTGCTGCTCTAAAAACTTTTGGAGGTCGTGCAAGTGGACCAGAACCGTTAGAAGACCTGTTCCATTTCTGTGTTCGCATGTTTACAAACGCACCAGGTCGAAAACTAACATCTCTTGAGTGTCATGACATTGTTTGTAAAGTTGCCGACGTTGTGGTGGTTGGTGGCGTCAGGAGAGCCGCACTAATATCACTTTCCAACCTCTCAGATGACCGTATGAGGATGGCAAAGTCTGGCCAATGGTGGGAGGAAAACATGCAGAGGTCACTGGCAAACAACTCTGCTGCCTATACGGAGAAACCTGATATAGGTATCTTCATGGAAGAATGGTTGTCCCTATACAATTCCAAGTCTGGTGAACGTGGTATATTCAACAGGCAAGCGGCAGTCAAGCAAGCAGGCAAGGCAGGTAAGAGGGAGGTTGACCATGATTTTGGTGTTAATCCCTGTGGTGAAATCATTCTCAGACCGAGAGGGTTCTGTAACCTGTCAGAAGTCGTCGTCCGACCAAATGATACAGAAGAAATCCTTACCCAGAAGGTCAAGGTCGCAGCCATCCTAGGCACATTCCAGTCAACCCTAACGGATTTCAGGTATATCTCAAGGAAATGGCAGGAGAATGCCGAAGAAGAACGATTGTTAGGTGTCTCTATCACAGGCATCATGAGTAACAAGTTACTGTATGATACCAAAAGTGACTTAGCGGGGTTACAACAGAGGTTACTACAACACGTAATAGAAACGAACAAAGAGTATGCAAAGAAGTTAGGTATCAACCAAGCAACTGCCACAACCTGTGTCAAACCCTCTGGGACGGTCTCCCAGTTGGTCAACTGCCCACCTGGGATCCACTGTGACCACTCACAGTATTATATCAGAACGGTGAGGGGTGACAACAAAGACCCCCTAACAAAATTCCTGCAAGAGATTGGTGTCCCCAATGAACCCGATGTTACAAAACCACACCACACCACGGTGTTTTCATTTCCTATCGAAACAGGCAACTCAACATACAAACACGATATGTCAGCAATCGAACAACTGGAGTTGTGGTTGGTATACCAGCAGAACTGGTGTGAACATAACCCATCCATAACGGTTACAGTGAAAGAAAACGAGTGGTTAGATGTCGGTGCGTGGGTGTACAATAATTTTGATAATGCGTGTGGACTGACGTTCCTGCCCGCTACCGACCATATATACAGACAAGCACCCTATCAAGAGTGTAACAAGAAAACGTATACCGAGATGGTAAAAAAGATGCCTACAGAGATTGACTGGTCTGAATTATCTAAATATGAAAACACCGATACTACAGAGGGTTCTCAGGAACTTGCCTGTACTAGTGGTCAATGTTTAATTTAAGAGGTAACGATGACAGCTAAAAACGAAAAAAGAATAACTTGTCATTTCTGTGCTACAGAATATACACTAATCTACCATGAGGAAGTGACAGAAGGACCTGATTGGTGTCCATTCTGCGGTAATGATGTTAAGAGTTCAGCACTTGAGTTGGCTAGAGACAGTATCACAGATATAAGTGGAATCGGTTTGGACTTAGATTCCATACCCGATGTTGATATTGATGATGAATGGTACGAAGACGGTGGGTAACCAGTGGTTGTTTGAAGGAAAAGTATTTGATGAGGATTTGAAACATGGCTATCAAGGGTTCGTATACAAGATTACAAATCATAAGACAAACCGAAAGTATATAGGACGTAAGTATTTCTGGAGCGTACGGAAGGTCAAAGGGAAGACCAAACGACAACGGTCAGAGAGCAACTGGAAAGACTACTGGTCATCGTCTAAGGTGGTCCAAGAAGATGTAAAGAACCTCGGTGAAGAACATTTCTCTAGAGAGATACTCGTCCTTTGCCACACAAGGGGTGATATTAACAGAATGGAAACATATTATTTGTGGAAAAACAACGTGTTAGAGAATGATGAATGGTATAATGACTCTGTGGGTAACATGAAAAGCGCACCTAAGCACATTATTGAGAAAAGAAAATATGCAAGATGGAATAAACCTCATGAGTGATGGAGTCTTACCACAACACTTGGGGGGACATCTAAATAGGACCCACACGGACAGGGGAACCCTTAAGTATCTCATACAGCAATACCAAATCAAAAGTATGGTTGATATTGGATGTGGTACCGGTCAGATGGTAGAAATTGCACAAGACAGGGGTCTTGACGTAATGGGTATTGATGGTGATTGGTTTGTTATGAAAGCACCACACATTAACGTGATGATACATGACTTCCGAGACCCTATAGAGATTAGTAGGACGTGGGATTTGGCATGGGCTGTTGAGTTTCTAGAGCATGTTGAAGAAAAATATATGGACAATTACATGACGGTTTTCAATGCCTGTAAGTATGCTATCGTTACACATGCCCCACCTGGTCACCCGGGACACTATCATGTTAATTGTCAAGACCCAGAATACTGGATAGAGAAGTTTGATAAATATAATTTCGATTGTGACCTTACTGAGTCTGTCAAGATTAGACAACACCATGCCACTATGCTGAAACCCTTTATGCAAAAGACCGGACTGTTCTTCAAGAATCGAGAGTTCCATGACGCAACATAAGATACTCTACTGTTGGTTCAAGAAGGGGAGCACCACGGCTAGGAAATATATTGAAGAAGGAATCATCAATGGTTTCTTGGCAGCGGGTCACGAAGTAGAGACTTGGGATGGTGTCCACACACAATCATTGGAAAAGATACTCAACGACTTTCAACCAGATGTGTTCCTCGGTCATGTGAGAAACCAACCGGGGTATAGCCCTGCACTATGGATTACTAACGCATGTTTTGGTGTGTTACAAAGGTATAAGAACACACATGGATTGAAGGTAGCACTGGAGACACACCCCGATTCGATTACCATGTTTAACCTGTTGGACATTCCAATGTCTATCGTTGAGAAGAACAAACCCTTCCACTATCAGGCAAGACCCGGGTTACCCGCAGAAGAAAAGTTAGTAAATACGAAATTCGTAGACCTCATTCTCCATGCGTTTACAGATAAAGTAAACAACTATGGTTTCAGGTGGTGGGTTGAGAGAGTGCCCGTCATGAGTTGGCCCTTAGCAGCAGACAGCACAGTATATGTGGAATCCCAAGATGATGTTGAACAAGATATTGACATATCGTTTGTCGGTGGGTGGTGGCCCAGTAAGGGTCTGCAACTAGACAAGTACATGAAACCCATGATGGAAGAATTTGGTGACAGACTGCACATATATGGAACAGGTTGGCCCTATGGGTCACGGGGATACTTACCAGATAACGAGGTTGGACACATCTTTGCGTCGAGTAAAATCAATATCTGTTTGCATGAGTTACCTTTCGTACAGCACCACCCCACCCATGTAAGTGAGAGGGTATTCAAGGTTGGTATGGTAGGAGGGTTTGCCATCAGTGACAACAACCCCTGCATATTAGAGTATTTCGATATAAGTAGAGAAGTGATAATTTCACATTCACCAGAAGATATGATTGAATCGTGTAACTATTATCTTAAATACGAAAGTGAACGTAAGGAGATTGCGAACAACTTTAGAGAAAGGGTGAAAACAGACCACACGTATATTCATAGAGTCAACTCATTGTTGGAGAGACTTTTTTGACGCTAATACCTCAACAAACATTATATCTCCGTGGTGGATTGGGAACTCAGGTATTACTGTTATATCATGCATTTTCAACCGTGATAGAACATGGGTATAAGTATGACAACATCCTAATTAGTCCTGTTGAAGGAGTTCCTAAACTTCAAGTTGATTACGTATCCCAGTTATTCGACCTTCCTATTCCTTGTGAAATAGATACTTCAGGAACGATACAAAAGTCTTTTGAACTTTGTGCTCCCTGTTTTGAATATTCTTACAAACACCGTGAACGAATTGCGGAAGAATTTATACCCCTTAAACCCAACACAACACATGCAAAGGTAAAGTCACTACTCCATGTGAGAGGCACAGACAATCAATTCGTATCTGAGGAGGTATATTGTGATATAGCAAGAGACTATGAATGTACAATATACGGTGACGACCCAATACTCGTCCAGAAAATTGCACTAGAAACTGGTAGTCCCTACCTCATACAAAATCCCATAGACGATTGGTATACTACTGTCAATGCAGAGAGAATTTATGGTGGACTATCAACATTTTTTCTATCAGCAACTCTCATCCCCCCTGATAAATATATTGGTATTTTCGATAAAGACCTATATACTGGACCTAAAACAGAAGTGTGTAACGTAGAATATAGTTATAGACTATTTGAAGGGATAGTTAAAGTTTTGCCAAACAGTTATTTCGTGAGCCTTATAGACTGATATGTATTATCCTCTTGCAATAAGTAGTTGGACCCAAGCCGAAAAAGACGCAATACAACGTGTGGTCAACAGCGGTCAACACACAATGGGTCCTGAGATAGAACAGTTTGAGACTGAGTTTGCACAAAAGTTTGGTGTGAAACACGCCATAATGGTCAACAGTGGGAGTTCCGCTAACCTGTTGGCAGTCGGTGCTTTGATAGAAGCGGGTGCGTTATCCCCCGGTGACGAGGTCATTGTCCCTGCGGTTAGTTGGGGCACCTCATACTTTCCCCTACACCAATACGGTCTCAAGTTGGTTTTCTGTGACATCAATGAAGAAACCTTGAATATAGACCCCAACATGCTATATGAATTGATAACAGACAAAACCAAAGCAATCTTTGCTGTCAACCTGTTGGGCAACCCCTGTAATTATGTACAGATTGAAGAATTATGTAGGAAACACAAACTCATTCTCCTAGAGGATAATTGTGAAAGTCTAGGTGCAAAGTATCTGGGTGCATATACAGGAACATATGGTACCATAGGCACCTTTAGTTTCTTCTTCTCACACCACCTACAGACAACCGAGGGTGGTATGGTCGTCACGGATGACACCCACCTTATGCAATATATCAAGTCCCTTAGGTCACATGGTTGGGTGAGGAACCTTGAGGATGATAATGATTTGTATCAAAAGACAAACGACCCATTCACCGACAACTTCAAATTCGTCCTGCCTGGTTACTGTGTGAGGTCAACCGAGATATGTGCAGCAATCGGTAGGGAACAGTTAAAGAAGTGTGATAATATAATCCAGAGTCGAGTTGAGAATGGACAGGTATACCGACGGATATTTGGGGATTGTGAGTGGTGTGACATACAGAAACAGACTGGAATGTCAAGCTGGTTTGCATTTCCTTTCATACTCAAAGGCCCACTAGGAGGCAAGAGAAAAGAAGTCATTGAGAAACTGACAGAGAATGACATTGAGACTAGGGCGGTATTGTCGGGGAACTTCCTAAATCAACCCGTGATTAAGAGGATGAATTACTCGGTGCCCTTCTTCACACCAAATGCCGAGAGGGTAGACTCAGAGGGTTTCCTGATAGGCAACTGTCATAAACCCCTTCAAGCGAAACTCAAGCATGTCAAGAAACTGATAGAGGATATGATTTAGTGACAGATATTTTTGGTATGAAGGGCAAAAAGGTTGCGGTTTTAGGTCACACCGGTATGCTTGGCCAGGCTCTCGTAAAAAGACTGGAACAAGAGGATTGCATCCTACAGAAGGCGAGTTCAGGTGAGTGCAACTTCTTCAAACGGAGTGAGGTTGACAAGTGGTTCTCCGAGAACCAACCAGACTACGTATTCTGTTGCGCTGCCTTGGTGGGTGGGATACAAGATAACATCAACAGACCCGCCGAGTTTCTATATTGCAACGTTATAATGTCCTTCAATATCATCCTTGCATGTATGGATTGCCATGCGGGTCAGGGTGTGGACAAACTGTTGTATTTCGGTTCTTCCTGCATGTATCCCAAAGACTGTGACCAACCGATGAAAGAGACCGATTTGTTGACGGGACCATTTGAACCGACCAATGAGGGTTATGCGATTGCGAAAACCTCTGCGACCAAGTTGATAGAGTATTGCAGACAAGGTGGTCACAA